CCATCCCCACCTATTCAAATGACCGGGATTTTGCCGTTATTGTCGATCGTCAATGCGGCGAAATCCCGGTCATTTGAATAGGTGGGGATGGCCTCCCGGTTATATAAGGCGTTGATTTCATGGGCGGATTTATTAACGTGGAACTCCAGGGGCATCCCTTTTGTCGTTGAAATAACGGCGGGCGATATATTGCTGCCGCCGATGATACCGATGCTTAATTTGGATAATTCTCTACTGGTCGTGTTATATGTGTCGTTTCGTAATGCGATATGGATGTTGTTGAAGTCGTTGTTAGGCGTCGAATTGATATTCAAGGGATGCTGGTTATAATTCGTATCGACCAGGCCGCCTAATGTAAGGTAGTTCGGTGTATATATGTTATTTACGAGATACTTCATATTATATATGTTGTTGAAGTAGGTTACGACGCCCGTCTTGAATGGCTGCGATTGTGACAAGTCATTGACGCTCTTTATCAAATCAACGATGGCGTTGCTGCCAATCTCGCCGCTAATCGATATGTTGCTGAAATGGATACCGTGTGCCTGTATTATGCCGTCACACTGAATATTCCTATTCACGTAAAGGGACGCATTGGGCTCCCGATAATTTGAGGATATATAACGCGAAGTATTTATGGCGACCCCTTGTTGATTAACGTACATATTCCATTTCGTATCCATCTGGTTGCTATTGTAGTTGGCGGTTCCCATACCGTCGCCGACGACTAAATATTCGTTATCGTCTAGAGATAGCCGCTGAATATCGCTCAACGCATCTAATCCAATACCTAGCGAATCCACTTTGAGGATCGGTTCGGTATCTTGAATAATAAAGTCATCCATTATACAATATACAATACAATACTATTTATTCTATTTAAAAGAAATAAACAATTAATATTTATATAATAAAGGCATATATAATAAAAGTATATATGGAAAGGCCATATGAAAATATGCTATGTGATATATGAAAATATCAAATATGATATGTGATATATGAAAAAATGATATAATGATACTATAATAATACGATATACGGTATGAAACGCATTCAAGGGATTCACAATAAGACTAAAGAGATCGATATAACCTGCCAACCCTACAATAATAAGAACGTTCTCTTACAATGCGAAGACCTCGTGCAGATATTCAATAATAACGGGTTAGACGGCATCCAGTTCAAGAACATCGATTTATATCGAGTAGCATTCGTCCATAAATCTTATTGTACTATGAAAAACATCGACTTTGATAAGAGTAATATTAACTGTCCTACGGATTGCCTGCCGCTTCAAGATATGTCCTACGAACGTCTAGAGTTCCTCGGCGATTCGCTCATTGGTATGATTGTAGCCAACTATTTATACAGCAGGTTTCCAGACCAGAACGAGGGGTTCCTTTCAAAAATCAGGACAAAGATTGTGAATGGCCGAATGCTCGGGTATCTGTCGGACAAAATCGGGTTTCCAAAGTTCGCTATAATATCCAAGCAGGTCGAGGAATCGGGTGGTCGAGACAATTTCAAAATTATGGAAGATATATTTGAGGCGTTTATAGGCGCCCTATTTCTAGACTTTCAAACAGAGAGCGATAAAGTCCAACTCCCGAATACCATTAAAATCGCACCATTTACGGGTGCAGGCTATTTCATTGTCGAGAGCTTTATCATTTACATCATAGAGAACTACATCGACTTTTGCGAATTGATACGAATCAAAAATAATTACAAGGATATGCTTGTATCCTATATGATGCATAACCTCCAAGATATACCGAAGTTCTATGAAGTAAAGATCGCTATGAAGGATAATGCCCGTGTCTTCACATACTGCATAAAAGACAGGAACAATGCAATTATTGCAACATCCACCGGGAGTAATAAGAAAGAAGCCGAAAATAATACTGCGAAAGAGGCGCTAATCTATTACAACATAGATATCTGCGAGTACAATTCGAATGTCTAGGGTAACGAGAGTAACGTAAGTAACGAGAGTAACGAGAGTATTGAACGGAATATCTTATATAAACAAAATTGAATATTTTATTACAATACCAATACTTTTATACTATAAATAGAACTACTGAATGGATAAATTGAATATCACGCATCTTGTTTTATCTGGTGGGGGGATGCGTGGCGTAATATTTATAGGAGCATTACGGTATCTATATATAGAAAACTTGCATAAAAATATAACGCATATTGCAGCCAACTCTATCGGTTCATTCGTCGCCCTATTTATTACCTTTAAATTGACAATTGAGGAGATCGAGGAGATTATTTACAATTCCAAAGACGATAATGGTCTGTGTAATATACCCACCAAAAACTATTATAAAATCATTTCGCACCTCGGGCTATGCTCTATCTCCCATTTTATGGAACATCTGCGAAAGAAGCTGCGCGTCAAGTATCCCGATATGACCGATATAACATTTAAAGAAGCCTCCAAGCGATTCGGCGTTAATCTCTATTTTTCTACGACGAATATTAACAGATGCGAGAACCGCATTCTTTCGATCGAGGATACGCCCGACATATCGGTATTCACTGCTTGCGAAGCATCTATGGCGGTTCCATTGATATTCGCACCTATTGTTATTGAAGGCGAGCATTATTATGACGGGGCATTCACCAATAACTTCCCTATCAAAGTATTCTCGCGCGTATCAAAGGAGAATATTATTGCGATGATATTGTATAAAGAAAAGCCCGAATACGTTCCTACAGATACCAAGATTAATATTTTTTATATTTTGCGACAAATATGTAAGATGTTCGAATTGTTACGAGTAAATCAGGTGACGATTAATGAGATTAAAGAGGAAGACAAGGACTACTATTATATGCCAAAGAATGTAATGATGCAGTACTCTATGAACGTGATTGTGAATAGAAAGGGGGTGCGACTAGAACTGACGGACGACCAGATAAACGAGATGATATTATACGGGTTTGGTTCGATGGCCGAGTATATTGATAGGCGCAAGGCGCTATTATATGAGAAAAATAAGACGAGACTAGCGGGACTAGCGGGACTAGCGGGACTCGCGGGACTCACAGGACTAGCGGGACTAGCGGGACTCGATGAAGTAAATGAAAATGATGGAGAAGAAAATAGCGAAGTAAATGTAATTGATGAAGACAGTCTAAAGACAGTCTAAAGACAGTTGCGGCACCTCGTGATACGATATAAATTATATCATTATTATATAGTATCATAAATGAATAATAATCATGAACCATATATATTCATATTGGATTTAGACGGAACCATAATAGGCGATTGTAGCTATCAGTGTGATATCTATAATATTCAGGAAATCATCAGGAAAAATATAATATTAAAGAATACCAATATTCAGCTGGTAAATCTGGCGAAATATAAGACCCAATGCGATAAAAACCTCGAACATTGCTATAACCTGCAATCTAAACTTCTGCGACCGCACTTCGCAACATTTATGAGCGAGATGCGAAAGAGGTTCCTGAACAGCTTCTTCTTTATTTATACAGCTTCAGAGAAAACCTGGGCGAATAAAGAGATCCTAATTATAGAAAAACAGAATAACATCAAGTTTAATCGGCCGATTTTTACGAGAGACAACTGTATCAAAGATTCTGCAGGTAATATTAAGAAGTCTGTCAATAAAATATTACCGCAACTTTTAAAGGCACTCAAAATACCGAAGACGCAGGCTCAGGCCATGGCCGCAGGCATCATCAATAGACTAATAATCATCGATAATAACCCGACGTTCATAGACTATACCGATCACCTGCTTCTGTGTCCCACATACGATTACCTGAAGTTCCATAATTTGTGGGAAAATATTCCCCTAGAATACGCTAAAATAACCGAGTTGAGACAATTTGTATCCCGATTAATCGCTAGCAAGAAGATGTATGTTAAGAATAACCCTACAAACAGCGTGATATTAGAAAAGTTACACAGATGGTTGTATAGAAAATATAAGAAGGTTAATAAGTATAATAGCAAGTATAATAACGATTCTTTCTGGTTGAATCTCGCGACGCTCATCAAGCACCACAATATTACCGCATTCAATAAGAAAAATATTACTCTGCTACAGAAGAGCATATAAGAGCATATAAGAGCATATAAGAGCATATAAGAGCATATAAGAAGCTTATAAATATATATACGCATACGGATAAGGGATACGGAACCAAAGAATGGTGTATATAAGCTTTGATATTGGTATTAAAAATCTCGCATTGTGTATTCTAGAGAAGACTGATGACGAAATCTTCATATTGGACTGGCGTATAATATCTCTAGCAGAGAAGAAAAAAGACATCAAAGGTATTGAGGATATCGCAGAGCGTATCTATATGGAACTTGATAATATTGTAGGGTCTCTTAAAGACAAAGGAATTGCCACAATAGATTATGTGCTTATTGAGAACCAGCCGTCGAACCTAAACGGTATGATGAAAACCATTCAATATATTATTTACTGCTACTTCAGTCTCCTTAAATACTGGGATAAGGTCGTAGATAACGTGGTACTCGTTAATGCGGGTCTTAAGACGAAAACGCACGAGTATAAACCGGCAATCCAAGTAAAAATGGAAGACGAAACGCCGAAAACCAAAAACGCCAAAGGTTTCCGTCGTGATAAATATAAGATGAATAAACAGACCAGTATAGAGATATGCAGGAATTACATTAAAGACGATGCGGCTCTTTGTGAAATATTTGACAATAACAAGAAGAAAGATGATTTATGCGATGCGTGCCTACAGGCAGTCGCTTATATAAGGACGAATATGATGGGAAAATGCGGGACTGGAGGGACTGAAAGATATAACAAAGTATCTTATAAGAAGATTCTTGATGTATCTTGAAGATTTAGATTCTTAATTTAACAAGCTCTATATATTTATTCTTTGTAACTTCAAAGTCTTTAATAAGTTTTTAATGATATTATCAAAGTGTATAACCCTGCTTCCTGGCATTTCCTTTACAACATATAAGATATATCCATAGATATTATAGCAAAGAGTAAAGAAGAAAAGAGTATGGGTTATAGTTACAGTAATGTAACCGAAGGGAATAACGGAAGCGAATCAACACGTAAAATGCCTTCTTATAGCAAGTTTATTAAAAAGATGTATAAAGATTTGCACGCCAAGTATCCTAACGATACTGCTGCAGATATTATGAAAAAGATAAGTGTCGAATGGAATAAACAAGCGCATAATTGGGCTGCTAGAAGTGCATCTGCTAGCACTAGAAGCAGGATGTAAGAGATATGAAGTATGAAGTATGAAGTATGAAGTATGAAGTATGAAGTATGAAATATGAAATATACTATAACTGTATTACGTATCCTTATTTTCCAAGAATTACATTTTTTTATATCTATATATATATAGAATGAGTAATAGTTGTAGTATGGCCGTTGGAGGAGCGAAGAAGCGTAAATTGACCCCTTATAACAAGTTTGTCAAGAAGATGTATGCGGAGCTTAAGAAGAAGCATCCTAACGATACTGCTCCGCAGATTATGAAGAAGATAGGTGCTGAATGGCGTAAGACCAAGGCTTAAGAATTTCCTTGAAAGGCTTAAGAATTGCCTTGAAAGGCTTAAGAATTGCCTTGAAAGGCTTAAGAATTGCCTTGAAAGGCTTAAGAATTGCCCGATATTTAATATTTTTTGAATCTTATGATTGTTATATCATGCGATATTATTGTTTAGCTTTAGGCTTTGCGACTGCTTTAGGCTTTGCTGCAGCTTTAGGCTTCGGTGCTGCTTTAGGCTTTGCGACTGCTTTAGGCTTTGCGACTGCTTTAGGCTTTGCGACTGCTTTAGGCTTTGCTGCAGGTTTAGGTTTTGCGACTGCTTTAGGCTTTGCTGCAGCTTTAGGCTTCGGTGCAGCTTTAGGCTTCGGTGCAGCTTTAGGCTTTGCTGCAGCTTTAGGCTTCGGTGCAGCTTTAGGCTTCGCTTTGCGTTTCCTGCCACCAACGCCTGTAACACTACCATTTTTTTTTTCTATTAACATACCATCGTTATCAAAGTCTGCACCATATTCATCAGTCCAAGTTCTATGCATAGCATCATATTCTTCGGGTGAATATATGTGTAATCTTACCCATTCATTTCGCCGTTTTGTTTTTATTAAACTGTTTGATCTGTCTTCAACTTCTATAGCTGACATTTTCCACCATTCTCCGCCAAATAATGCTACGGCTTCTTCAACCCATTTTTTATCAGGTATTACGTGAAATGAGCTTGTGCGTCTGTCAGTGTCAGTAGGATCAAAGTAATGTTTAAATTGATATTCTGTTTTCATAGAATCAGGATGCCTAGCATAATCGGGCAATAATGCATCTGGTATAAAGTCCCAATCCAATGGATGTATTCTAAAATGCCCCTTATATTCAGCATATTTATATACGCCATAGATCGGA